GGTTATGCAAACAATCAGATAAAGGCTATAGAGGGCAGTTACTACGAAACACATTATGCGGACGGAACACCGATAGAATAAGGGGGAAATCAAATGTATTACGTTACAGAATTACAGACAAGACCTGGCGGCATCATCAACGCTACAATCACAGCACGGTCAAGCCTTGCGCTTGGGTTGGCGCTGTTCTATCAGCGGGCGGCAGTGGCAGTAACAACAACGGACTTCACGGAAGTTGCACTGACTCTGCAGGATCAGCACGGGAACATTCTGAAGAACGAAGCCTTTGAAACGCAGTATGTGGCTGAATGAAAACGCCTAGAGATTTTTACCTGTTGTACAACGGCAGGGTGATCGATGACGATGGGGCGTACGGAAGCCAATGCGTGGACGGGTGGCGTGTATTCTGCAAGTGGATAGGATTAGCACCTAAACCAACGCCGAATAATTGGGCAGATGGCTATTGGTACTACAGGGATCAGTTGGGTTACTCCGCTGATTTTTATTATGTCTATGACTACCACGATTTCCGTGATGGCGATTGGGTGATTTGGGCAAAAGGAAGCGCAAGTCACCCATCTTCCCACATAGCCATGTACTACCAGGGCATGGAGTTCGGGGAGAACCAGGGCGGTAACGGTGGCTTCTCACTGAAGGGAACTGTCTTTACTGATGCGCTTGGTGCGCTGAGATGGAAAGGATTCGGTATGGAACTAGCGAAAGGATATTCAGTACATTCGTTTAAGGGAATCAATGTAAACGTGATTCGGGCATCCGCTGACAAGGGGTTCTCCCTGCATTTACTGTCAGCAGGGGGTCTGACTGCGCTGAAGGACATCATGCAGTTCGATTCCGATAAACTCGCCATCGTCGGATGCGTGAATGCGAATTACTTTGAGATGGGCAACGGCATGCATCTCGGTTGCGAGGGTGACGGATGGGTAAAGGGTTACTCCCAAGAGCCGAAGACAGCCGGAATCATTTCGTACTACATCGCCAAAGACGGCAGTGTCGGAGCGCATGATCAGTCAGAGTATTGGCTGAGCCAGGATCAAGTACAGATGGTCTGCGCACCATACGCAGTCAAGTACCATCAAGGCAAAGCGGTAGACATGCGGTCTAGCAGCTTCGGAAGCAAGGAACTCGTTAAGAACACACAGACTATCGCATTCAAGTTGGATGGCGATTGGTGCTTGGCGATCTTCAGCGAGTGCTTCCCGTCCGATGCGGTGGCGTTTGTCGAGCAGTTCGGAACTCCCGAAGAAATGATCGTCATGGACAGCGGTGGCAGTACTCAGATGTTTGAGTGTGCCACTACGGGAAAGCGGAAGTCTGTCAGACACACTTCTAGACTGCTTCCGAACGTGCTTGTATTAGCACAGGAAATTAACGGAAATACGGCAGATCCCGGCAAGGATGATGATACTCCCATCGAAGAGCCAAATCAGCCGTCAGACGAGCCGGAACAGCCGTCTGAACCAAGTACAGAACCGTCAGAACCAAATGAAGAACCAAACGAGGGCAATGAAGAAAGTGATCCGAAAGGGATTTGGGGAATGAGCAATAAAACATATGATGTGCTGAAGTTTATCGCACAGATCGTTCTCCCGGCACTTGCGACACTGATCGTGTCCCTCGGCAACCTGTGGGGCATGACCAATACTGAGCAGATCGCCGGGACAATCATCGCAATCGATGCGTTCTTGGGTGCGCTGTTACAGATTTCTACCAACGTGTACAACAAGAACAAGGGGGTAGAATGACCGATGCTATTTGGGTGTCCATCATCACTGCTATCGGAACGGTAATCGGCGTGTGGCTAACGAACCGCTCTCAGCAGAAGTTAATGATGGCAGAGTTTGACAAGAAACTCGCATTAATTGAACAGAGAATATCTGCGCTTTCAGATGAAGTCCGGGAGCATAACAATTTCGCCCGTAGACTGCCCGTTGTTGAAGAACAGGTAAAGGAATTGCAGAGAACTAGACCGTCCTAATTGGGCGGTCTTTTTTTGTTGCCGTGATACGAATTTTGATACGAAATGGTGAAAAAATACCCTTTATGGTGATCGAGTAAAGCCGAATAAAGCGCATATTTATCGGACTTTGCGGAGCAGATGCAGAGCATCCAACGATTCCTGTCATCCGCACCATATTCCTCTTCGATTGCATGTTATCATATTTCTCAAAAATGCGAAACTTTATGTTGACAATCTGATTACGCTGTGAGAAGATATGCATGTCAACATATTGTGACGAATAGAAAGGGGGTGTACAAGTTGAAGAAGACATGGCGTGACATCAGAGAGTCTATGAATCTTACACAGGCTGACATGGCGAGAAAATTAGGCATGTCTCGGCAACTCTATCAGATGAAAGAGTGTGGTAGACGGCAGTTTAAACTCGATGAAGCCATTGCGATATCGAAGATGTCCGGCGTTGATCTTAAAGATGTTCAGATTGTTCGCAAATTTTTTTAGACATAAGCGCAACAATAAGTGAACAAGCCATCGTATCGTCATCAGTTATGGGGATGTAAGGAAAACCAATTCTTGGCATGGTCAGCAATCCATATTTTCTCCTAATAAATCCTACCTCTAACTAGACGAGCGCATTTCCACCTTACATTCCCGTAAGTGGTGACGAGGATGGCAGTGATCTTTGACAAGTGAATGAAAGAAAGGAAACCGAATGAGAGTGCTTGTCGCTTGTGAAGAATCTCAAGCAGTGACAATGGCATTCCGTGAACTAGGACATGAAGCATTCAGCTGCGATCTGCTTGAATGCTCCGGCGGTCATCCCGAATGGCACATCATGGGCGATGTGGAGAAAATGCTGAACGGGCGATGCTCCTTCACAACACAAAGTGGAGACAAACATCGCATCGATACCAAGTGGGATCTTCTGATCGGCTTCCCACCGTGTACCTATCTGACGAACGCAGGGGCGTGTCGGCTGTTCCAGGGACTAGATGATGGCGGTGCATACCGAATGATCAACGTGGAACGGCTGAAGAAGGGAATCCTCGGCAGGGACTTCTTTATGAAGGTGCTGAACGCTGACTGCGAACGCATCGCAGTGGAGAATCCTGTACCGACAGCGATCTACATGCTTCCCGAATACTCGCAGATCATCGAGCCGTACATGTTTGGACATCCGTACTCAAAGCGGACATGCCTGTGGCTGAAGAATCTTCCAAAACTTCAGCCGACAAACATTGTAGAGCCACAGATCAGTTGGGTGAGCGGTGGCAGCAAGAAAGCGGACGGTACACCTAGAGAGAACCAAGGAATGACATTCAGAGATTCCTTCACAAAATCAAAAACATTCCCCGGTGTTGCGAAAGCGATGGCAGAGCAATGGACAGGGGAATATCAAGTATTACAAACATTGGATCTATGAAAACGAAAGAACAGATACTGAGACAGTCCTATCTCAATAAGACTGATATCAGCATCCTGCTCGGCATAAGTTACCGCAAAGCACAGCGAGTCTACGAAATGGCTATGGAATTAGACAAAACGCAGCTCGGCAAGCGACTCCTGTACACAGACAGGGTGAGGATTGCTTCGGTAATTGCCGTGACAGGAACGAATTACAACATTTTATGCAAACAGATAAAAACCGCCTAATCCCTAGCAAGACTGGCGGTACGGGGTGTGTCAGACAAATCGGCTATTGGCACACCCGCACGGTGAATGGTGTAAAACACCAACACCATTCTAGCACAGAAAGGATGGAACATGAGTAATTACGAAAAGACTGTGTTGAATGACATGGTCGATGAAATCTTCAGAGGATTTACAATCGGTCTCCCCGTGATGCTGATCATCGGGAGCATCTTCTTTGAATTAATCGTTAAGGGGGTCTGACATGAAGCACGAATTCACAACACAGGAAGTTGCCAAGATCCTGGGAAAGTCCACATGGACTATCAAGCAGTATGGCGATAAGGGATTCCTCAAGCGGACAGCCGTTAAGGGATCGGGAAGAACGGGCATTAAGTACATCTACTCGGAAGAAGCCGTGCAGGCATGCGCTGAGAAGATCGGCGTAGACCCGAAATGGGAAGACTCCGACAGGGTGTTCACCCGTCCGCAGGAACAGCCGGAAGAGAAGATCGAGGTACTCACTGAGTACTGCGTGATTCGGTTCGGCGAGTTCTATCTCACGGACAACATGGGGTTGAATACCGACATGAGCAAGGCAAAGCGGTTCGATGTCGAAGGGGAAGCTGCAAAGCAGTACCGTGACAAGACACAGGGAACTCTCGTTCTGATTCAGACGATAGCAAAGGAGATCGCATGACAGATTTAATGGACAAGGAAGGGGCATTCAGATTCCACACGGGGCATCCCGATAAAAGTGGCGAGTATCTCGTCATCAGTCAGTACGGGACATGGTTCTTACTCAGATGGTCTCAGAAACACGGCATGTGGAATGCGTATGACGATAACGAGACGGCTGATTACGGCATGAGCGCAGATGAATTTGTCTGCTACTTCGATTTGCCGGATGTGAAGGAGTATGTGCATGAGCGAGACGATTAAGGTCAACATTTATTCCAAGTTGGCAATGATTCAGCAGGAAGTCAAAGTCCCGAAATCTCAGTACAACAGTTTCGGCGGTTATAAGTACCGCTCCGCAGAGCAGATCGAGAGCATCGTTAAGCCGATCTGCATGAAATACGGCACGGTGCTGTTCCTCAGTGACGAGACCTACGAATCAACCGCAGGATGGCACTATGTCGAAGCAAAAGCCACATTGGTTGACATCTCGGACGAGACATCGATCAGCGTGACGGCATCGGCAAGGGAATGCGAAACCAAAAAGGGCATGGATGCTTCTCAGATCACGGGAACGGCGAGTTCCTATGCACGGAAGTATGCTCTCAGCGGTCTGTTCCTCTTGGATGATGTCAAGGATGCTGATGACGATGCCTACCAGGGCAAGGAAGAAACACAGCAGAAATACTTCAAGGATCTGATGTCCATGGAAGCCGATCTCAAAGCAAACGATGTTGACCGCCATGATGATGCGGTTATCAATTATGTCGCTGAGAAGATCGGCAAGGAACTTACAACGCTCGATCCAACGGTCATCTCTGAGGATGCCGAAACGGCGAAAGCAGTCATCGCAGTCTACAAAGCGATCATTGCAGCGAGAAAGAAGCGTGCCAAAGCACATAAGTGATCGGAATCGATTCTCCATCATTACGGATGACTTATCCAAATGCTATGAGTGCGGAAGACCAAGGACGGATCTTCACGAATTGATGTTCGGAACGGCAAACAGGGGCAAGAGCAAAGACGATGGTCTAGTTCTTCCCCTGTGCCGTGAGCATCATCATCTAGCGCATACTGATCCGAAGGTTCGGAGAAAGTACTGCGAATTGGCACAGAGAGCATTTGAGCAAGCGTATCCGGGGAGATCGTTCCTGGAAAGATACGGGCATAACTACTTATGAAAATTTTGGCTAAGAACACTCATGTGATTCTGTACTACAACGGTGCAGTGTCACTGACATTCGATTGCGGTCTAGAGATCAAAGAAGAGCTGCAAGAGCTGCCGGACGGGGACTATGTCATCTCAATCGACAATCCGAAAAAACGGTCGCTGAGTCAGAATGCACTGCTGTGGGAATTGATCGGGCAGATCGGCATGAAGGAAAACGGGAACAGAACGGGAGACACCGACATCTATGTGAACATCCTCAAGATGGCAGGGGTGAAGGTGATGACCGTGACGATTCCGAAAGATGACTACGAAAGATTCTGTAAGACATCCGATTACCGGGCGGTCAGCATCGTACACGAACAGCCTAACAGCACAGGCAGACCGTTCGTAACATGCTACTGCTACGTTGGGTCATCTAAGATGGACTCGGCAGAGATGTCGGCAGTCATCGACAAGGCAATCGAGTATGCGAACCAGGTTGGGGTTGACACTGACCTGTTTGAAAGGAGATTTAGGAAATGCCGTTAACACAGGGGCAGAAGGTCATTAATTGGCTGAATAATCATCCGTACATTGACCGCTATACGGCTATGTACAATCTGCGAATCACGAATCTGACAGCCGTCATTTCAGACCTCAGACAGAAGGGGCATGACATCGAGACTGTCGAATTCAAGACGAAAGATGGCATCAAGTATGCCAAGTGGGCAAAAGGGGCATCATGGCGTGAATGACAACGGATTCATCGTTATCCACAGGCAGCTGAAAGAATGGGAATGGCATGACGATCCCAACACGCTTGCGGTGTGGATATACATTCTTCTAGAGACGAACTGGCAAGAGGTTTCGTGGCACGGCATCACGATACCAAGGGGAAGTGCATTGCTTTCCTACAGTAGACTTTCACTGCTTACGGGGTTGTCAACACAGAGCGTAAGAACTGCAATAGAGCATTTAAAATCAACAGGCGAAATAACATGCCAATCAACACGATTCGGATTGCTCATAAATGTGATAAATTACGCAAAATATCAAGACCTGCCTGTCGATAGCAACACGATTCCCAACACGGAATCAACAGGAAATCAACAGGAAAGTAACAGGAAAGTAACAACAGAAGAACAATATAAACAAATAAACAAAGAAACAATAAGTAATATATATAGTCCGAAAATCGCTGAAATTATCGGCTATCTGAACGAGAGAACAGGGCAAAATCTGAAGCCAACAACGAAGATGTACGCCAAGCACATCGTAGCAAGGCTGAAGGAAAACTATACGCTTGAGGACTTCAAAACTGTAATCGACAAGAAGTGTGTCGAATGGATGGGGACAGATATGCAGAAGTATCTCAGACCCGAAACGCTGTTCGGCACGAAGTTCGATCAGTACCTCAATCAACCTGTCTCAAAGTCGAAACCTAGTGGCAAGTCGAATCTGCTGCTAGACATGATCAATCAGTTTGATGACACAGAAAGTGGGGTGTTTCTTCCCGAGTGGAAAGGCAAGAGTTAATGGCGTGCCTTAAACGCCTTGCAGGGTTGTACCCAGGATCGGGGCAATTCGATAACAAAGAGGGCATTTCCGAATGGCTAAGAGCATTTTCCGAAGATGACTATCAAGCAATGGACAAAGCCATTTCAATCTACATCGAAGATGACACTTCCAAGTTCGCCCCGACAATCGGCGAGATCAAGCAGATCATCAGAGAAAAAACCGCTCCCGTAACGGTGATCAGAAAGATCGTAAGAGATCCCGATCTGAAGGGATATGTCATGGTGACTCCGACAGCAATCGGGTATCGAGACGAACCGATTCATAACTGCATCGGAAATGTTGAACCCGATCCAAAGAGACAACCGATATGGCAAGAATTCAGCGCATATCCGGCATACCCATGGAAATTTGCCGACTTTGAGAAGATCGGTGACGGCAAGGACAGCCAATTCATACCAAAGGGCGATCCGCATAATCACTTGTACGATGATGCGGAGTCTTATTGGAGAAACGGGCAAGTAAGCGGTGCATTACCAAAGAATCGCCCTGCACCCTATGCCGGAGAAATATTGAAGAGGATGAAATGACAGAAGAACAGATGAAAGAACGGATTAGGCAGCTGGAAGAGATCATCGACAAACTGAACGAAATCAACGATCAGATGTTGGCGATCATCACCAAGCAGTCTAGAGAGATCCGTGAATATCAGAACATGGAAAGGGTAAAGAAAATATGTTAATTGATAACAACATTATTACGCAGAAGGGAATTCTCGGAAGAGATCCCGAACTCGCATCGACAAAAAGTGGCAAGTCCGCTCTGACCGTGGACATCGCCGTTTACCAGGGCAAAGACAATAGCGAACAGCCGATCACAGAGTGGTTCAGATGGCGTATGTACGGTGCATTGGCTGACAGAATCGCCAAAGCGCACAAGGGTGACACGCTGAGACTATTCGGAAGGGCAAGAAACGAAACCTACACTGATCAGCGTGGCGAGAAGAAGTGGTCTTCCTACATGCTTGCTGACGGTGGCGAAATTGTCCCAAAACAGCGGACAACGGACGGAATTATTCCGCAGACGAGCAACACAGCGCAGCCGGAAGAGACGGCTTCTGATATCTACAACGAGGAACTGCCGTTTTAAGCCAAATATGAGCGATTTACGGCAGGGATGGGGAAACACTCATCCTTGCTGATAATCGCCGAAAATCGAAAGGAAAAGAGGGTATATGAAAGGATTTGAATACACAATTAGTTTCGGACACGAAACACTGTACATTTCTAACAGACCTAGGACAGGGTTTGTATCATTCATCGTGGCAGACAAACAGCCATCGCTCCTCGATGTGAAGGAGCGGAACGTATCATCCAGGTTCGATATTACTGATGCGGATTTTATCAAACTGATCAAGCGTTTAGCCGACAAGGCATCCACCATGGAAGCCGAAAATCCAACCACAGTGGCAGCTGCAATGACGAGGGAAGTACCCGATGAAGAACTTCAGCCGAAGAAGAAAACAGTTCGCAAGAAGGTATGACCATCGAGCGCATCGGTGGTGGCTGTTCACACGGTGGTTTCAGACGGAGTTGAGCGTGCGGTTAGCCAAAGACCTTGACCATGCAATCCTGTACGGTTTTGAGCCGAAACAGCAAGTGAGCAGAGATTCTTGGGATTTCATCTTAAGAGTGCCGGACAGACTACTCTACGGATGCGATAAATGCGGATATGAATCAGAGGACTATAACAACGGGCAATGCCCAAGATGCGGAGAGCATCACGGAGAATATCATGAAGTGGATTAGCGTAAAGGACAGTCTGCCGATCAACAACACGGAAGATGTGCTTGTCACGGTGGACGATCACGGGATACGGTATGTGATTCCCGATGCGATGTGGGAAAAAGGCAGATGGCTGAAGAAGACCGTGGATGCGCATTACGAATACGGACGGAATCCGTGGGATGAAGTGTTCGTGGACACGGAATACGAAGAAATCATGCAGACGGTGGTAGCGTGGATACCACAGCCGGAAGCCTATGAAGGCTGATGATCTTCAGACACTGATCAAGATGACGGAAGAAGGGTATACGGATCAAGAGATTGCCGATACCCTCTTCTACTCATATTGGCATGTCAGAAACACACGCAGATTGCTTGGCATTTGGAAACGGAGAGGTGGTGGCAAGCGTGACAGAAGAATGCAGACAGAAGATCCTGGAAATGGCACGGCAGGGTATTTCTGACGAGCAGATAGCCAAGGAAGTTCATTACGCACCGATGTACATCAGAACGATCCGGCAGAGGGCAGGGATTGTTAGACCGAAAGTCGGAAACAAGCGATACTCGACCGAAAGAATCTACAAGCTGCTTGCGGACGGCGTTTCTCCGCAGGGCATTGCGGAAGCAGTCGGATGTTCAGTGGATTTGGTTTGGCACTACAGAAGGAAGGCGAAAGAATGCGGCTAATCGATGCGGACTCTCTAAAGGAAGGGATCAAAGAACTTAAACAATCGCCGTGGTACAACAATGACATCAACCCATCGTGGAAACAAGGGATTAAGGATGCCGTTCATGTTGTTGAAACGCTGTGCATTGACGAAGAGCCGACTGTGGATGCAGTACCTGTCAGACACGGCAAGTGGTTATATGGCAATGACTTCCACTGGTACACCGCAAGTTGTAACAAGTGTGGCTATCAGAGGAGAACAGACATAAAAGCAGATGGGTGGAATCAGTGGAAGTTCTGCCCGATGTGTGGAAGTAGGATGGATAAAGAATGACACAGACAGAGTGGATTCCGTGCAGTGAAAGACTGCCGGATGATGACAGGACAAAGGTGGTTACACTTGCGAACGGTAATGCCGAAGCCGGGTACTATTCAAACGGCGATTGGTGGTGCATTGGAGATACAATCAGTTTAGAAAATCCAACAGTAATAGCATGGATGCCTTTACCAAAGCCGTATGAGGTGGAAGAATGACACAGACAGAATGGATAATCAGCCTTGACGATGATCTGAAAGACTATGAAGAACTGTTCGTTGGAAATGTAAGAGATGGTGACAGGCTAACAAGATGCCGTGATTGCAAGTTCCTACGTTTCACAGGAACTGTGTGGAAATGCCAAAACAGGCTTGTGATGATGCTGTGCGAGCCGAACGATTATTGCTCAAGGGCAGAAAGGAGAGAAGAATGAACGAGTGGGTATTCACGTTCGGAAGCGGGCAACTGAACGAAGGAAAATGTGTCCGCATAAAAGGCGATTACGGAGAAGCAAGGAAAAAGATGGTGGATAGGTACGGTGTACAGTGGGCATTTCAGTATTCTGCGGAAGAGTGGGATGCGTGGAAGAAAGATCCGAACCGGGCATGGTTTATGGAAACGGAGATACCTTTTGAAGAATGATCGTCACAACAATTTATCGTGTCTTCTTTTCGTGGAAAGAGTTCCAAGCCATGAAGGAGTTTGAAGATAAAAACGCAGGGTACAAAAAGGTGAGCGAGGACACTACAGGGGTAATGTACGAATACCGTGCCGACTTCCATGCTGTCCCGGAAGAAAGGGAAGAAGAATGAGACTGAAAAGGGGAAACCTGGAAATCGACACAGTCACACTTCCGAATCAGAAACGCCCGTCACTGCTGATTACCCGTGAGCGGAATCTGCACAGCAAGGTCGGCATGATGATGGATGACGAGCGAGCTGCAGAATTCATGGAATATCTAAACAACATGACGAGCCTGCCGACATGTCCGTACTGCCGTCAAGGTGTGCTGAGATGGATGGCAGATAGTTCGTTTGAAGAATGCGGTTATAGCGGAAGCGGTTTAGTACAGTTCTACGAATGCCCTGTATGCGGAGCGGAAATCGAGGTGGTGAAAAGCGATGGAACGGATAGTGTGGACGGATGAAACAGGAAGTACGTTTGATTATCGGGAAGAGATCGTACGTTGCCAAGACTGCAAGTATTATCAGAAACATCACGGCAAGTTTCAGCAGTGGCGTTTCAGTAAGACAGAGGGCGTGTGTAAGTATCACAATTACGAAAGCGTACGGAAAGTGGATTTCTGCTCAAAGGGGGAAACGTGAAATGCAGGGGGAACATGTACTGTTCGGAAATAAAACCGATGAATGGAGTACTCCCGATTACCTGTTTGAAGATCTAGATAAGGAATTTGGTTTTACCCTAGATCCATGCTCAACAGATGAAAACGCTAAGTGTTGGAATCATTACACGGCTGAACAGGACGGTCTTCAGCAGGATTGGGGCGGTGAAATTGTGTTCTGCAATCCACCGTACAGTGACATCGGCAAGTGGGTAAAGAAATGCTATTACGAATCTCTGAAACCAGGAACAATCGTTGTCCTGCTGATTCCTGCAAGGACGGATACGAAATGGTTTCACGAATATATCTATCACAGGTCTGAGGTGCGGTTTATCAGCGGTAGGGTAAAGTTTGGTTCGGCGAAATTCAATGCACCGTTCCCGAATATGATTGTGGTGTTCAGAGCAGGTGGTATTGCCGAGAAGGGGAGAAACAAATGATAGTTGACCTAGATTTTCTTCTGTCAGACAGCAAATTGATCGCCCTGGTAAATCCCAACGATTACTACAAACTGCTAAAATATGGAGAGGGCATGACGCTGAAAGGACTTCCTGTATTATTGAATCAAGATGTGACACAGGGGAAAGTGGTCATCATCGAGGTGGACAGTGAACGATGAATTGTATATTCTGAAAAGTGATTTTCGTGCCTACAACGCAAATCACAGGTTGTACCAAGCTGCGAAACAGACCTACGAAAAAATCGTCTACGAAATGCAAGGACTGAAGGGCGTATCGTGGGGCAAAATCGGCAGGAAAGAATCCCTAGACGATTCATCTAGGGTGATTGCGCTCTTAGAAGCAAAAGAACGTGCCGAAAAGGAAATGCACAAGTATTGGATACGCCTTGATGCCGTTCTAACCTGTTTACACGCACTGCCGGACGATGATCGGGAGATGCTGACGGAATATTTCATAGACGGAAGAAGCACAGCGGAAATGGCAGAAAAACACGCCTGTACGCCGAAACAATTTGAGAGAAAGGTGAACGCAGCAATACTGCTTGGGATAGGAAATGGACATCATTAAAGTAACAAAGGAAGATCCCGAATGGGTTGTGCATATTGATGCTTATGATATTGAGGATCTCGCTGAAGCGTTCCTCGCACTGTTCACAGTGGTGCAGGGATGCGAAAGATACGGTAATGCGTGGAATTACGCCATGGAGAAGAACGCCGATGCACAAGAGCCGGAAGGAAAAGCATGAAGATAGCGTACCTGTGTGACCGGGAAAGATGCGGAAGCAAATGCTCATACCCGATGTGCAAACATACGTTTGACATCCGGCATGCCGTGAATTTCGAGGAGTTGCTGATGGGCAATGAGGACGGAGAGATTGTTTACGCCGAAAAACGGGAAGAAGAAAATGAAGACCGCCTGTAACAGGGCGGTTTTTTATTTTGCAAAGAAAAAAATGAAGAAAATAAAAACAAAGAAAATAAAAAAATGAAGAAAAAAATAAAAAGAGAAAAAAAGAAAAATGAATAGAAAAACGGAAGATCACTCTTCCGCTTTCTTGGCACGCTTGGCAGCTCGTTTCTGTTTTTCAATGTCTGCTCTGATCAACTGCCGGACATACTGTGGGAATGAGCCGTTTTGCTCAATCGCTTCGATGATGTCTTGATCCTGGTTTTTGTTAATGCGAATGCCGTAAAATTTGGTGTTCTCCTTCTGCCACTCATCGTGCTTCATACTGAATTCTCCTCTTCCTGTAATGAATTGTACAATATGGGAAATCCCATTGTCAAGCAAAGCAATAAGTAAACGGAACGATACTTAGCACAATGTCTGAATTTCTAAGAAAAGAAAACGCACGGAAATGTTACTTACACGGGATTTCTCCGCAATACACGTATATACTCAGCCGAAATTTCTTCCCGTATATGCGCATACTCAGCCGGGATTTTTCCCCGATCCGTGCGTATACTCCACCGGGATTTTATCGTGATCCGCACGCATATAATGACCAGGATCTCACACGGGTTTCTATCATAACCAGGTACACAAGCTGCCATAAAAAAACGGGCATTTCTGCCCGTCAGATCTTGCCGTCTAGAATCTTCCGGCAGATCAGATTGTAATACTTTTTGGCTGACGGATAATCCCATCTGAAGAACTTCTCTTTCAGTTCTTTTCCAGGCATTTCGTACTGCACAATTTGGATTTCTCCAAGTGAGCAATCGATCTGAAACAGCCATACCTGTCTGCCGTTGATTTCGCTGTGCGATAACTGCCGAAGATTTGCATAGAGTTCATCGTTCATCATGCCTGTTCTCCTCTCATTCATAGCCATAAACTTTGGCTTGGTTCATTCCGATTTCGATGTACTGAATGTCATCCCGAATCGCTCTGTATTCGGAAATGTCGGGATTGCGGTTAAGCCATGCAACGTACTTGTCTTCCCACAAATCGATGATGGCATTTTTGGCTTTCTGCTTGGTCTCACCGACCGCATAGAGCGTCTCGCCGAAGCGGTCAAGAATGGCGATTGTGACTTTCATGGTTATTCTCCTTTTGTGCCTAGCACTGACAGCCTTTCGGCTGTTTCGTCTCAATTTTCAGAGACTCGTCAGAGTGCTTTCAGAACCACCCGTCTGTCTTCTTTACCATGGCGAAGTAATCGTGAAGTCCTCTAACTCGTGTAGACGATTCGTAGATCTTGACCTTGTCATAGTAAGACAGTTCCTTGGCGATCTCTTCAAGCGACTTGAACGGATAGTGAATGCAGTAGATACGCCACCCGTTATCGCACATTCTGTCTTGTCCTTTTGGACTGAGCAGGTACGCCTTGCCCATCAATGCTTTCAGTTCTTCAACAGTCATTTTGTTTCTCCCTTCCATGTGTTGATGAAATTCATTGCGGAGTCTTCCGCTTCGATGACTTCAGCGAGGATTTCCTCGTCATATTCCTGTGCCGATTCTTTCAGCGATTCAAACAGGGAAGTGATGAAGTCTTCATCGCAATTCATCAGTGCTTGATGTGTGTTGATGATTCCTGCGATTCTTTCCTCGCTAGAGATGGAATCTTCAAATCCGAGCCGTTCAGACAGTGAGACGATTTCGTCTGTCATGCTGATGGCGTTTTCATTCATAATCCAATTCATGCTATTTCTCCTTCCGTGGGTTATCCCATACATAAATTATCACAATGGGCAAACCCATGTCAAATAAAAAATGAAAAATAATTCTGAGCTGCCATTCTGAAGAAAAGAAAAAAGAACAGAAAAAAGCATAAATAAGCGAAAAAATAAATGATAAGAAAAAAATAAAAAGAGAAGAAAAAAAGATGAGAAAAGAAAAAAGAACAGAAAAAAATAAAAATGAAAAAAGAAAAGAAAAGAGAAAAAAACAAAAAAAAGAAAAAGAAAACAGAAAAGAAAAAAACGAAAAAGAAAAAATGAAATGAAGAAGAAAAAAACAAAAAAGAAGAAAAAAACGAAAAAAGAAAAAAAGAAGAAAAAAGAAAAAAATGAAAAAAGAAATGAAGAATGAAGAAGGGCAGACCGCTTGTGACGAATCGGCACAGTGGATTATCCGAAAACCAAACCCTAAACCGATTACAGAGCCATCTGAGGAAGGGCAAATGGCGTTTTTCTGTGGCAAGATCCTTCCCGATTGTTTCTGATAGAAACGCTGTCATCGCTTGACTGCCGATTGCCTGACGGACGGTATTTTCAGATTTTATATAAGATCAATTATAGAATCGATCGCACGGGATAACCATACCTAGACCGCACGCTGATGCGGGCAATTTGGACGGCAGGCAGACCGCTGATGCGCTATATACCGCACGGGTTTTTTCCACATATAGCGCACGCATCCGCACGGGTTTTTTCCATGATGAGCGCACGCATCCGCACGGGTTTTTATCGCAAGATGCGCATATATACACACGGGATTTTTCCCTGTAATGCGCTCATATATGCACGGGATTTTTCCCTAATGTTATGTTACGTATGAATGAAAAAACGAGGTAACCAGGGACTCACAAGCTGCACATGCAAGCATGGTTTTTCTGATCAGCAAAATATAGGGTACGTTGCTATCAAAAAACCGAAAAGCTGCTATCCCGGAAAACACAAAAAAAACTGTCTTTTCAGACAGTTTCGAGCAAATCAGAGACCGCTTTTTTGTATGCTTTAATTGCTTTGTTTTTGTCCGTGAATGCTTTGTTGTAGTATACGGATTGATATATATTATCATCTGTTATCTTGACATTGTATGTTATGCCGTCACTGCTCAAGATTACTTTATAGCAGTCAATAATTGTTTCACTTAATGGTAATTTAATGATCATGATTTTTTACCGCCTTTTTTCGTTGCTTTAATTGTTGAGTGCTTTTCACTTTCAGCGATAAAGAATACGCTGTTTTTCAGATAACAAGAATTCTTACATACATTGCATTTACGCTCACAATTAATTGTAATGCCGTTATCCATTGCAAATTGATAATCATAAACAATGAACACTTTATCAATGAACGGATATTCGTTTCTCATAAACCGTTCAAATGCTTTCATATCATTAATCTTTTCGGCATTCATGAACAGATACGAGTAAACGAAACGCAAGTTAGACGGCCTAATGTCACCGTATGTTTTAAACGCAAGTTTAATAATTTGTGGTATCTTTGTCCAAAGCGCACAATTTGCATGGCTGTTGATTTTAGCAATCAAGCAATAGTTCCACACTTGGATAATATTGTTTAAATCGCCGAAGGACTCAAAACGGATAAAATCATAAGGCAATGCGGGGATGCAATCTTCAGTTAATTTATATGTGGTGAAAATGTACTGGTTTTTCCGTAACTTGATCATTAGACTTGAGCGGTACTCATAGTCAGTAACATAGCATTTCTGACAAATACTACCGTCAATCTTGCGTAACATAGCGCAATTCTTGTTATCATTCCTGCTAGTACTATAAGAAATGATATCTTCAAGTTTCCCCTCGTGTTCTGTGAATGCATATTCAATATATGCTTTCAGTTCATTATGGGACAGCGTGCAATGCGTAAGCGTTTCAAGCGTCATGCTTTGGAAGTCTGTTTTTGTGAATGGGTGCATTAATGTGTTGTGTCTTTTCATGGTTCATTTTCTCCTTTTCAATGGGATATCCCATATAAAATGTATCATACGGGAAAACCCATTGCAAGCGGTATCTTATTATATGGGTGTGGTTTTATCGCTTTACTGTTTAGGATCTTGCGTTTTGTGTCTGTTTTTGGCGTTTTCCGTGTGCGGTTTTTGACTCGCTGCTATCCACCATATACGTTTCATGCATGCATGTTTGTACCGTGTTTTGTGGCATGCCGTGGGCGGTATGCATGCATGTATAGGTGATACCCGCAGCAGAACTGTTTTTCATGCACCATGCATGCATATATTGCATGCAAGCATGGATCTTAAATCCGGGTATGTTATCCGCTATTATTTGTTCGTACGCTCATTTGTTCATATCATGAGCGTGTACATTTTTTATGCCATGGTATGCATGCATGATATGATAGGGTACTAGTAGCTTGCATGGCACGCCATGCGTGCATGCCTAGCACATGCCGTCATTCTCTGCTAGCACTGTCACTGCTTGCGTGCTACGATCTGCTACGGATCCAAGCGTGCCATAAAACCATGACAGATATCATCATGCTTGCATGACCGGCACGCCTGGTCACGTTGCACATTCCCCCCCCACCATGCATGCATGCCAGGGTATGGGGTGAGGGAACGGCGAGGGTGGGCATCATTTACGAGGATCGAGCATTCGCCCTAACCGCCAAGGGTGAAACATCCGTGAAACATAAAAAAATTGTCTTCTCGACAACATTTTTTATGCTATTATGGTATTGCCTAAAAAAGGCTCAATTTCGTATAACTCTCTGTTTGAGAAATTGGAATAAGAAGGTACGTTCCCTAAGCGTGCCTTTTTATTTGCCGTGCGCAGCCCTCCGTCTGTATACTGTATACTTCTCCTTTCTAACAGTGGCGTACGGCACAGGGGGCGGTAGTTTGGTTGGACTGCCGTCCTCTTTTTTTGAAAGTGAGGGGAAAGTGTGAGAAAGTCTGACAGAAGTCTTGCCAAGGAATTGGGAGTCGGGCATGAAGCGGTCGGAAACGCTCGGAAGAGATACGGAAGTGACAATGACGATATTGTCGCAGCTGCCGTACTCGCCAAGCAGAAGATCCAGGGCAGAAATGCCGATACCGCCGAACGGCTTGCCAATAGTGCGAAGAAATCCTTCATGCGCAAGGTGAGACGGATTGACAAATCGAATGCATCTTCAATTCGGGATGTACTGCAAGACTGTAAGGAGCGGTATGTCAAGAACGAGGAGATCATTCAACGGCTTCAGTGGGAAGTCGATCAGCAAGATGCCTACACAATCGATAACGGGAACGGGAGCATGTCTACCATCCCGGCATTGAATGCGGTAGAGCGGTTTATCAAACTAAACATCTCTCTAAGAAATCAGATTATCGCCATCGAGCAGACCCTGGAAATCAGTGAAGCAGACGAAGAAGACCCGTTCAACTAATCCGTTTCAGCAGTACCTGGATGATGTAGAACGGAATCCGAAGTATTACTCGCCCGAAATCATCGCTCAGTGCGAGATTCAGCGTGAGATGCTCAAGAAGTATGATTTCTTAGAGGAGAAGGGAAGACACTGCGTAGATTGGATCGAGCGGTTCTGTGTTCTGACTGAGGGTGAGAACGCCGGACAGCCTGTCAAACTGATGCTTTGGCAGAAGTGGATCATCTACTCGGTACTCTGCTTCTATGGAGACATAGAGGTAGAGGAATTTGACGAAGACGGATATGCCATTGGCAAGACCGTGAAGTATGTACGAATCGTTAATGATGTGCTGTTGCTGATTGCATCCGGCAATTCCAAGACAACATTCATGTCATTTCTGATCGCTTACTTCATGTTTCACTCGGATATTCCGTCTCCGAAGATTTACATCGGCAGTAATGCCTATAAGCAGTCGAGACTGTGTTTCGACAGCACTATGAAACTGATACGGCGTAACAAGATCCTCAAGGATAACGCTAGTATCAGAAACACCATTGGCGAAATCGAAGTGGAGAAGACGAACGCCAAATTGGTTGCCATGAGTTCAGACGGGACAAACTTTGAGGGCATTATCCCTGCGGTACTCATGATTGACGAGATTCACGGCTTCAGAACGAGCAAGTACCCGGACGATCTGCGGAAGAGTACCAAGCGGTCTGATGCCCTTATCTTTGAGACCACCACTGATGGCACGGTGCGTGGTGGATATCTCGATGATAGGAAAGAACTTGCGCATTCGATCCTTTTCAACCAATCGGAGATCAAGGATTATCGCAAGTTCTTTGCTATATACAGGCAGGAATCGTACGAAGAGGTCATTGAAGCGTACCGCACGGACATCTCTCTGCTGCGGAAGTCAAACCCAGGCTTGGGTGTAGCGGTACAGGTGGACATGCTGAAGGGCAAGATCGTTGACATGATCAACGATCCTAAGAAGCGTGTTACCACACTGACCAAGAACTTCAACATTCCTCAGAATCCGATCACAAGTTACTTCACGGAGCGTGAGTGCAAGGCTAAAGAGTTCAATGAAAACGTGTTCTACAACGCACCCGTGTTCCTCGGACTCGATATGGCTTATACACGAAACCCGTCCAATGACTTGGCGTGCCTGGAACTGCTTGTCTACAATCCGCTTACCGAAGAGGAGTTCTGCAAGGACATCTACTTCCTGCCGAAATGGTGGGAAGAGGAACTCAAGCAGGACGGACAGGTTGTCATTGAGAAGCGGAACATGTTGCAAGCGAAGTCCAAAGAGGATGCAAACATCCTTTACTCGCCTAAACAGGGCAAGTATGGCTACGAATTGTACGCAAAACGTGGCGATGTGGTGGTCATTGACGAGAACCTGGTCGAAGAACTCGTCTCAGAATTCGGAGAACAGGCACGCTGTGACTGCACGGGCGTAACAGAGGACTTCATTATCTATTACATTGCCCATCTAGAACTGAAATATCAGTGGATCATTTGCAAATTCGGTCTCGACCCGAACAAGGCTCAGAAGATCGAGTCCTTCATGAACGCAAGTATTCCGTCTCTAGATGGCAAACTGCCTGTGGTCAAGTTCCGCATGGAAGACAAGAAGAACTCCAACCCGATTATCGAGTCCACAAAGGAAGTCAGACAGCGTGGATTGGTCTACAACAACAATCGGCTGACAGAACTGCATTTTGCAGCTGCTCAGGCGAGGGAAGACCAATACGGGAACATCGTCTTTACCAATTCGATGCGTGAACGCAAGGACGGCGTGATTGCTAATCTTGCAGCGAGGTCTGCCGTGAACGTGTTCCTGCACAACAAGGACACCGGGGATCAGAATTTGGAGTTCTTGAGAGGTTACTTCATTGGAGAACCACAAGAAGATCTACAAAACCAAACTGTGGAAGCAGATCCGGCTTGATGTCATTGCCAGGGATCGGTCAATCTGCTATTTCTGCGGTAAATTGGTCGGCAAACGAGCCACAGTCCACCATATAGAGGAACTCAACGAGGAAAACTATATGGATTGGGATGTGGCTTTCAATATGGATAACTTGGTTTGTTGCCATCCGTACTGTCATGATGAACACCATCACAGATTTGGCTACAAACAATCGATTGTTAACGATGACTTGAGCATCGATTACTCAAAACGCAAGGTATAAGGGGGTAGAGATCGTGAGAATTCATGTACCGTTCACAGATTTCGATATTCACGTTTCTCGGCGTGGTATCAATTATGTCAAGAACGGGCAGTTGGTAGGCTACTCTGAGTGGCTTGGCGGTGCGGTCTATACCAAGACATCTCCGATTATGGAGTCCGTGTACCGCACTATCGCCATGGAGTTCGCCAAGATTGATTTACGCCATGTCACAATCAAGGACGGGGCGTATACGCTGAATCGGAACAGCCGATTGAATTATCTAGTGAGCGAAAGACCGAATCCGTTACAGAGCAAGTTCGACTTCATGTTTACCATGATGTATCAGTTGGCTCGGTACGGGAACGCAGTGGCTTATCTGTATCGAGACAAGAACGGACAGGTAACGAGCATCGAGCCGATCAACGTAGCCGACTATGAGTTCGGCAACGGGTATGACCTCGGCGATGGCATGGTGCTGATGAAGTACAAGAACACTGTTTCGGGCATGATTGAACTCGTTGATTACCGCAACGTGATCCATCTGAGAGCAAATCCGAACAACATCTTCTATGGAGATCTGTTCAGCGATTCGCCACAGATCTTCGTAGACCTTGTCGATGCAGGGTTACAGTCACTTATTAAGGAACTGCGTGAGAACGGCACAGTCCGTGGCATCATTCAGATCGGTGGTGCAGCTACAGGTTATGCCCGTGGTGTTGCTACCCGTGTTCTTGCCGGGCAGGAAGAG